ACATAATGGACGTTGTAGGAAGTACTGTCAGTCTTCGGTATGCGTAATGCTTCGTTTGCGCAGTGCATCGAGCGCCATGCTTCCCAGGTCAATGTTGACAAGTGGCTGCTGCTTGTCGCTGAATTCCTCGGACAGTTTGCTGGCCAGCCAGCGTCTGGTGTCTACCCGCAACTTGGCCACCTGCGCCTCTTGAGGGCTTGCTGCGTCCGCAATGTCGATGGTCTGTTCGGCTAAACTCTGCCCTGCACGCACACGGGCGCGCGCGTAGGCAGCCATGCGTGCCTCGCCCCCTTTCTCGACCCATCGGTCAAAGGTCGTATTCCCCAACCCCAATAACTTGCACAGCGCGGAGATCGTACCGCCCGATGCAATGAATTCAATCACGGCATCTTCACCACCGAATGCGTGAATTGCTTTGTTGGCCAGGCTGACCTCTGCTTTGCGTGTTTGTGCTGCTGCGATGTTGGCTGCGCCTTGGTCAGCAATTTCAGCCAATGAGTTTCTCGCCATTCAAATACCCCTTAATGATTTCAAAGCCTTCTGTGGCTGAACGTGCGACAGCGCACAGATAACCGTTTGCGTTTAATGCTAACTGCAAAGCCTTCTGTTCCTTGCTTTGCTGCCCTGTTGCCGTCTTCATCTCCACAAACAGCCCATGGAAGCCACCACAAGCCTCCAGAACGCACAAATCTGGCATTCCAGCCAGTACCCCCTCCATATGCAGCCTAACGCGCTCTGAGGCCGTTCTATCGCCCCCATTCGGTATAGCCGCAATGATGGTGTCTGGGTAAAACGCACGAACACGCTGCACCAGCTTGACCTGTTCAGTGTGTTCAACGCTCTTTCTCAGTCTTGCCACCATGCATCGGATTCTACCGATGCAGGCAGTGCATTTGCCTTTAAGTACAAATGGCATCGGTGCTTCAGTTGGCTTGGTTGCGGCGATAAGCCGGTTGCATGGCAATGATCTTCAATCCAATGAATTCTTAGCCACTTGCCTTTTTGCTCAAATTTGTCACCAGCCATCCCTAGTCGCTTGCCAATGGCTTTCATTTCTTTTGCCCGATCCAAGTTCACAAACTCGTCGGCGTCTTTTGTTCCGCAATGCTGGCAAGTGATGCAGCAAACCCGGTCATCATCCAAAAAAGGCGGCAGTGCAACCAGTGCAACAGTGCAACCAATTTCCTTAACCTTTTTATTTGTATTGTGTGTATGTATATTTCCCATATATCCACCTATATCCATTTTAAGTAAAGTAGATGCACTAGGTTGCACTAGGTTGCACAACACTAGTATCCATGCGGATTCCAGACCAGTGCAACTATTAGTGCAACGTGCATCCTTTTTGGCAATTTAAGCAAAAACCGATGGAGGGATCAAAGTTTTGGAAACTCCGTTGGTTCTTCGGGCAGTGCATCCCTTGGTTTTGTGAAGGTAAGTTGCGACCCTCGTAACGTCTGACCGCGAGGGATTTGCCAACCCGATTGCCAGCGCGATTTCGGTGGCTGTTCGCCATTTCCAGTCAAATCCGGGCGCATCCCAATCCAGTTTTGTCTCAAGCCGTTCGGCGATTGGGTCCAGGGTCATGAACTGCTCATTCGACTCATTTAGGCTGGCCAACTCGGCGTCATCCAAGAACCAAGACTCGCCAGCTTGGTACAAAGTTTTGACTTCGGCCCAAAACTGCTGCATATCAATCTGGTGGTTGTAATTGATGGCCGTGCAGTCAATCGTCCAATAACGGCGGTTGCCCGTGTTGTCGGACAGGAACTTGGAATCATTAACTGACGCAAAGAAAACCGTTCGGCGAGGGTTGACCGTGTTTTTACGGGCGTAAGGCAATCGGTATGTATCGCTGGCTTGGGTGATAAAGGCTTTGAGGGCTGCAATGTCAGACTTGCGAAAGGTGGCATCCAACTCGCCCAACTCCACCAGCCAGTTGGCTGTGACCTGGCGCACGCTGTCGGGGCTGTCAGGCCGCAAGATCATCCCGTCCTTGGCAAAGCCCAAACCCTTCGGGACAAGCGACAGGAACCAGCTTGTCTTACCAATGCCTTGGTCGCCCAGCAATGTCAACACGCCATGGGCGCTGACGCCACCAGGCTTATACAAAGCGGCCATGGCACTGAGCGCCCAGCGGCGCATCATCTGCACTTTCAGCGGCTCATCCTTGGCCGTGATGGTGTCCAGCCACTTCTGCATCCGGCTCACGCCATCCCAAGGCTTGGACTCCACCCACTGCTGGGCAGGGTGAAACGGGTTCTGTGCACAAAGCATTGACATGTATTCCGGCACCAGGCTGGATGGCAGGCTCACCAAATTAGCTTGACTCATCATGTTGGTGACGGCACTGTTGGCTTCGCACCCTTCGGCCACATTCATGCCTGGGATGCGCACAACTTCTTCGCCAGTCATCATGTTCATGCGGTACTCGACACCCAAAAACCGAGACAAGGCGGCAAAGTTTTCAAGTGTGTTCAGCGGCTTTGGCGTTTTGCCACCAGACATATGCGGCCAAACCAAGGACTGCAACACGCCGTCATCTACATCACTGGCCACTTCTGCTGACTTGTGGGCCAATTGCAAAGCTGACACCGGGGCCCAGCCCAGCTTCTTGGCCATCCAGATCAGGGAACCAGCGCCAATCATGGTTGGCCGGGCCTTTTGCCATTCCCTGTCAGCAAAGGCTTGATCGTGCTTGATGGACTTAGCAGACCAGCGCATGAAGGCGCTGCGGCCTTCTTCCTTCAAAGCGCCTTTGGTGGCGTACAGGATGCGTAACCAATCGTCAAACGGCAAGTTCGGGTTTGGCATTGCGCCAACTGCGGACAGCGCAAGGATTGGGTCATCGGCTTCTTGGCGCTCATTGGATATGCGATCTTCCAACGTGCCACCAGAATCGGCAGTAAGTGACCTGCGCTCAACCAGTTGGCCATGAAGTGACAGCAGCACCTCACACCTGGCGATGATCTCTTTGGCTTGGTCTTCATCCAGCGTAACCAGCTTGCTGCGCTCCATGGCCAAAGGCTCTCCGCCACCATTCCAGTTATATGGCTTGCCCGTGTCGGGGTGAATGGCGTAGGCCACAAACTGCTGACCACTGGCCAGAATCTCGACCTTTGAGCCTTTGACCTTGCCACTGGCATCAGCTTTGTCGGTCTTGAGGACATACGCTGCTGTGGATACTTTGGCAAATTCCTCTTCGGTGCGAAACAGCAGCAACTCCCGTGGAGCGTTGCCGATGCGCCGTGGAGGTGGGACTTCGTGGCAGCCAACGACATCAAAAACGATGGCGCGGATGGCTTGGACCAGTTCATCGTCTGACACATCAATGTCAACGCCTGGGTTGAACCGGGTGAGCAACCCTGTGTAGTTGGTTTCGTATTGCTGGGTGTATTCCTCCCACCCACCAGCTTGCCATTTGTCCACAGCAGGGCGCTTCTCGCCTCGGATGATGGGGACAGGCTCATAGCCCAAGGCTGCCAAGTTCTTGGCGATAAATCCAAATGTCTTTTTAGCCATGGTCTGCCTTTGACTGATCTTGTTTGTGATAAATCAAGGCAAGGTTCAGGGTTGTTGCTGTTGATTGATACAGGCTCACATATAGCTCATGTCCGTTGTGACATTTCCACCATGATTGGCTGCCAAACGTTTCTTGCTGAATGTGTGCACACCTACACACCGGGCAATTAAAAGAAAACGTTTCGCCCAGCTTGGGGTCGATGTGATGAACTGTCTTCATGTCTTGGGTCCAAAAAAAACCCAGGTCAACCCTCCTCTGGCCGAGGCCAGTTGGCAGACACGATGCAACTCGTGCAGAAGGGTTGGCCTGGGCCTGTTGCATAAATACCGCTGCCAAGCGGTGCAATAACTGTAGCACAGATGTAAAATCGTCATCGGTTACTCTCCTTTTGTTGGGACTTCAACCCCCGAATGATTCGCGTCATTCGGGGGTTTTCTTTTTGGGAATGGGGATTCTATTCTTCAGACTTTTTCGCCTTGTCTTTGGCAAGACTTGGGGCTGACAGAACAACACCAATCAACTCATCAGACACCTCAATCTTTAGGTCAGCAATGGCTGCTGGAGATTTGAGGGAAAAGGCTTGTGGATAGTCTTTCAAGGCGGCAGCAGCCAGTTCCTCAGACTTCCAAAAACGGGTCTTGCGGCCTGGTTTTAAATTCCATCCAGTAATCGTTGCTCCGCTTGTTAATTGCTTCTTGGCAGCGGTCAGGACTGCGTCAGCCCAATCTTCGGCCAGCTTGGCCAACTCAATCATCTCAGGGGTGATGGCTGTATCGGGTGCAAAGTCTTTACGTGCGGTGTCTTGGACCTTCTGGCGCATGGATGGGCAGATGGTTTTGGCACGGCAATATTTGCAGGCATCGGGGCTGGGGTTTGTGGGGGCGTTGGGGGACAGTGCAATACGCGCTGAATTGATGAGGTCATGGCCGTGGTTGATGAGGTCCATACCGTTGACCGTCCACTTGGAGTGGCCAGCGCGGGGCTGGAAGATGTGCATGGTGCAGATGATGTCGGCAGGTGCGTTCAGTTGACGCATGGCGCCAAGGGCATAAGTCATGAGTTGCTTGTTGTTCTCGGCTTCGACCAGCACACGGCCAGTCTTGAGATCGGCCACATGAAGGTGGTTGCCATCGACCAAAATGGCATCAGCCGTACCGCCAAGGGCTGGGTGCAGGGACTTCAAGCCTGCATCCAAGTTGACCTCAATCAATTTTTTGCGCGGGTTGGGAACCAGGTTGTTGATGAAGTCGGCATATTCCTGGGCCATGGCAACGTGTTCAGGGTTGAGGTCTGGGTTGTCAAGTTCCTCGCCTCTCAGCAGTTTTTCGGACAACTCATGGATGTGCGTGCCGATGGCTGCGGCCTCACCTGCTGGCTCATAGGGCATCTGGTTTTCCAGCCGCACAGAGCCTGGGCAGGTCATGAATCGTTCAGCGCGTGATGCTGACAGGCGTGCGTGTTTGCGTTCAGTGTGTTGCATGGTGGTCCTTAGATGATTTGGTTGACTACGTTTAATTTCTTCAGCACCTTGGCCAGCACTGTGTGATCAAGTGATGCCCTGATGGTCAGGATGTAGATCACAGGCGCAATGCCGTTCTTGGTGATGTTCTCGACACGGCTGGATGCCTGCTCCAGCGCACTGGTAGACCATGTGCATTCGACAAAGACAATGGTGTCTGCGGCAGACAGGTCCACACCCTCGCTCATAGCAGCGATATTGCCAATGATGCACTTGGCCTTGCCAGCCTGGAAGTCTTCGATGGCTTTGTCACGTTGTGCGCGTGGCGTGTCACCGACAACAGTGACGGGCTTGTGGGCCTTGAGTTCTTGGACCAATTCAGCCACCACATCTTTGTGGTGCGCGAAAACGACAACAGGCTCACCAGCTTGCAGCAGGTCATCAATGAATTCGGCTGCTGGCTTGACCTTACGCATACCTGCTTCTTTCATGATCTCGGCCAAGCCTTCAAAGGCCATGATGGCGTTCGGGTTGGCGACCAAGGCATCGGCATCGAACTGCTGCTCACGTTTGTCGTTTGGCAGATCAAAGGTGATCAGTGATACCTGCGGGTCTTTGTAGTCTTTGAAGACGTCTTCTTTTTTGCGGCGCAACACATGGGGCTTCATCAGCGCCTTGAGTTCAGGGATGTTGGACGCGCCGCTGGTGTCCAAGCCCCATGGGGCTGTCCACATTTTGGCGTACTTGGCAGCAAAATCAAACCAGCCGCCACGGTAAATGTTCAGGCCATGCAAGATGGGCCACAGTTCAATCGGGCGATTTGGAATTGGTGTTCCACTAAGGGCATACACATTGGGAATCTTCTTCATCAGCAGCATGGCCGCTTTGGTGCGTGCTGCTTTGGGGTTCTTGATGCGGTGGCATTCATCCAGTACCAGGGTCTGAAAGCCAGCGTTGTTGAAGTATTGCAGCAGGTCGTAGTTGACGATCACCACCTTGTCGCTGGTGGTGCGCATAGCGTCATTGCGGCCACTGATGACGCGCACAGAGACATCAGACAGCTTGTTGAATGCAGCCTCCCACACGGTCTTGGCAATGGCCGGGCAGACGATCAGGGCAGGGAGATTCTCAAGGGCTGCGGCTGCCGTTGGAAGTGTCTTGCCAACCCTCGGCTGGTCGGCCAAGATAGCCCTCTTTTTGTCCAGCAAGAACTGCTTGGAGATTTCTTGGTGCGGGTATAGCTGCATCGGTTTCCCTGGTTTAGCGGTTGAATGAACCCACATTGTGCGGTGTAAAAATCTTTTACACAAGCACTTTATTTGTGCTAAAGTGCAATCGCTGCATCAATTTGATGTGGTTGAAAACCTTTAAACGATCAACTGAAAGAAACGATCATGACTACACGCGTAACGACTGGCGAGGTGCGAACCTCTTATTTCTCGGCCCTGCAATCTCGCAAGAATGAGATGAATGGCAAAGACGAATTCAGCACCCAGATTCTGATTCCTAAGACCGACACGGCAACATTGGCGGCCATGAAGGCTGCGGCAAAGGAGGCATTGGTTGCCAAGTTTGGCGACAAGGTTCCCAAGAACGTGCGCAATCCTTTGCGTGATGGCGACACAGAAACCAAAACTGATGGCTCTCCCTTGGGCCGTGAATACGCTGGCCATTTCTTCTGCAACGTGAAGTCCACCAGTAAGCCTGGCGCGATCGACACACACGGCAATGACCTGATTGGCACTGATGACATCGTGAGTGGCGATTACATCCGGGCCAGCCTGAATGCGTATGCGTATTCGCAGGCAGGCAATAACGGTGTGTCGTTTGGCCTGAACAACATCTTGTTGGTGAAGAAGGGTCAGCCGCTTGGTGGTGCAAAGCCATCTGCTGCTGATGACTTTGGCATCACGCGAGGTGCATCACCTGCTGCTGCGCCAGCAGAGGCTGGCAGTGATGACTGGTAAGTCGATGGCCAAAACGGTGATGATTGGCACTCATGTCGATCAGGAACTGTTGGACAAGCTGGAGGCCGCAGCAAATGCCTTGGGACTGTCTAAGGCTGCGCTGGTGCGGCTTCTGCTTCGCAAGGGGCTGTCTCAGCCTGTTGTCTTATCAACTGAAATAGTGCCGCCTCCATCTGATTGACTGAGGTCCACAGAGGATCAACAGCCCCACTCAGCCATCTGCTGACCTGGGGCTGTTGTATTTGTGCCAGGGTGCAAACCTGCTTCATCTGGATTTTGTGCAGACGGGCCAAGTCTCGGATGTCGTGGATAGAGTTCATGGCTGCATTTTACTTGCGCTAGATGTTAATAGTTGACTGTCTTGTAGGGTTGTTGTGTGCTGATTTAATTTAGTGCATAATACGTTTCACCAACAACAGGAGAACCACATGAAACATCAAAAATATCACCAGCACTACCAAGTCAAGAATGCAAAGCTGAATGCACGCGCAGAGGCTGCACTTGACATCCTCACAGCCTTGGCCATTGGCCTCGGCTTGGCGGCCTGCTTGTTCTTTGGGCTGTCAGCATGAGAGTCAAAGACCTGACCATGGATGACCTCCCCGAACTGGAGGTCCAGCTTCAACACGCATTGGATCGTGCCAAGGGCACATCACTGCCAGCGCACGCTGTGCGCAATTGCCCCAGCGACCTGCAATCGTCAGACATTGCATGGCGCTTGGTTCAGAACCTTCAATACCTCATAGGATGCATCCAAAATGGCCGACCAATATATTAAAACTCCACCCACCATGATCAACAAGATGGCAGGGAAATACGATGGCAAGGAGTTGCTGCCATACACTGGCCGACCCAATGCAATGGATGCCTTCAAGCTGCCAAGCCTGATGCACTATGGCCGCGTTCACCGCAAAGATTTGGAGAGCCTTAAATGACAGGGATGAAGTTTGACCAAGAAAAGCCGGACTACACACTGCTGCCTTGGGGCAGTGTGGAAGAGATCGTCAAGGTCTTGGACCTTGGGGCTAAGAAATATGCACGCGACAACTGGAAGTTGGTTTCTAACGGAAAGACCCGTTATCTGGCCGCAGCGTTCAGGCACATGGCTGCTTATGCGCAGGGGCAAAGAACCGATCCAGAGACAGGGCTGTCTCACATGGCGCACGTTGGCTGCTGTGTGTTGTTCTTGCTGGCGCTTGAGCAACAAGAAAAAGATGCGTTGGAGTGTGGCAAGTGACGGCTGGACTAAAGCCGCGCGTCAAGCCAAGCCTGCTGCTGGCCATGGCAGATGGCAGACCAAGGTGTGACCGTGAGTTGGTGGACATTGTGTTTGCCAACCGCCGTGTGGTGCAAAGAGCATTGCAGGCTTGGCACGCTGAGAAGCTGGTGCATATAGCTGGCTGGGCCAAGGCTGGAGAGAGTTACCGTTGGCGTCCACAGTATGCGCTTGGCCCTGGTGATGATGTGCCATGCCCACCCAAGACTGGCCGGACCAGCACACAGCGCGTTCAGGCGTTTCGCGCCAAGATGTCAGCAGATGACAAAGATTTTGGTCAGGCCAAGCGCAGACAGAAAAGGCGCGTGGTTAAACGCGATCCTTTAGTGGCTGCGTTTTTTGGGTCTGCAATTACTGGCCCAAAAGACTAATCAAGCCAGCCGCGCCAGTAGTTGGAAACATTTTGCGCAGCAATTCCTGTGTTGCCATATCAGTGCTTGGCGCAACACCAGCTTGCATTCTTGACGCCAGATTTGCAGTTGGTTGTGCTGTGTAGGCACGGGCTGCAATGTTGGTTGGGGCAGACAGCATTACGCTTAACGGGCTTAATTCCATTGAGCGTGTGGCGGTTCCAGAATCACCAACAATTGGCCTGAATGCTTGCGCAAATCTTGCAGCCTCATACATGGGCGTTTGATTTGAGCCAAAAACAAATCCTTGGGGATCTTTTCTGCTCAAGGCGCTGGCCAAATTCAATCCAGACACATTGCCACTTGATGGGTTAACAACCCCCTGGCTGGACCGGATCGTCATCAGATTTCTGTAGTTGGCACGGGCTTGCTGAAAAGCCGCCTGCTGCTCTTTTGAAAGCCCTTGAGCCAGCGCATCATCAACCATCTCTTTCAATTGGAACAAAGCACTGCCAAGTTCGCGATCACCCATTGCTGTTGTCATCTCGTTTTTGGCACGCTTGCCAATCTTTGAAGACAGCGCCTGCAATTGCGTGCCACTGGCTTCTCCCTTGGCAGCCAGGTCTTCCAATTGCTTCACAAAAATGTTTGATCTCAAAGGCTGAGTTGTCAGGCCTTCAAAGGCTTTATCAACAATTTCAATGCCTGTTTGAATTGTGTTGCCATCAAGTTGCTTGACATCTGGACTTGCAACCTTCTTGTAAACATCACTGATTTGTCTTTGAGCTTGAGCCAGAACTGGATTGCTTAACTCATCAGAATTGACGCCAATGGCCTGTGCTGTGGCGCGATTCAATACACGCTGATTGGTTTCTTTCAGCGTGTTAAATGGTCCAGATGTAAATGGGCTGGACTCCATTCGAGCCTCCATTTGCTGCAAGGACCGTGAGCCTGTTTCCTGTCCGGGTGTGGTGCGGAAGCCCATTTCCTTGCCGCGACCAAGAATTGCTTGCTGCGCTGATGTCAAGCCAGCGGATGGATCAGGCCCAATGGCCCCGAGTGTTGATCCTCCGCCAGTGGCAGTGGCCGTTGGCGTTGTTGTCACATTGACTTGAGCGCCACTGGCGCCGGGCTGGCCTGGCATTGCTGTTGGCTTTGCGCCAAACAAAATGTTGGATAGCTTGTCGCCAAGATAGCCAGCGCCAGCGCCAAGTGCAGTGCCAGCACCAATCTGCTCAACTTTTTGAGCAAAAAATTCAGGCGTTGTCATGCCTTGTGGATTTTGACCCGTAACAAGATCAGACAATGCTGCATCCCTGGACGGTGGCGTTGCAACTGGTTGCAAGGCCCCACCAACTGCGCCAGTAATGGCTCCAGCACGCATTGGTGCAGTGGTTGCGCCAAGGGCGCGGACTGCTGCTGTAGATGGCAGCAATGTGCCAGCAATGTTTCCACCAACACGGCCCACATCAATTTCACCTTGGCGCATTTGGCCTTGACGCCACTTTTGCTGGTATTCAAGTTCAGCTTGTCGGTTGATGTCCTCGACCTTCCGGCGCTCTTCTCGCGCAAATTGCTCAAGGCTTGAGCCTGATGGAGCAATGGCCTCCAAGCCTCGTGTCAACAATTGCGCACCAGCGTCTGGGATGTCTCGCAATCCGCGCAGAACGCCGCCGACAGGACTGTTAAGCAATTTGTCTGTAAATGCTTCGGGCTGCTTAGCTTGAGCAGCAGCCATTGGTGGTGGCATTTTTTTCAGTATTTCAGAAATTTGCTCTTTGCTCATGTCGTCAGGAAAGCCGACAGGACCAACTCCCAAAACATTTACATACTGAGTCATGGTCACACCTTATTGATAAACATATTGTTTTTTCACTGGGTCCCAAACTGGTGCCCCAGGGATCATGTTAGCAGTTGCTGCACCTGGCGCAGGTTGTTGCATAGATGGGGCAGCCGCTTCAGCTTGGGCCGCAGCTTTTTGCATTTGCTTAAAAGCCGGACCTGCTCGGACTTTAACGGCCAGTTCAGTGTCGCGTCTAGCTTTGGCTTTTTGTGCAATGGTTTGGGCATCATCGCTTGTCTGCGGGAAATACTTGATGATTTCCTTTTGGATCTCCTCAGTGCCAAGAACAGCGCCAGATTCAGGACGCAAGTTTGCGCTGACCCAGTTCTCTTGAGCTTGGCGATATTGCTGGCGGCCAACATCTTCAGAAAGATTTGCAATGCCAGTGGTCAACCCAGCACTGGGGATGGCTCGCATAATTGACTGATATTTGTTTGGCTGACCATAGGCCTGCTCAAGAGTAATTGGCTTTCCCGTCTTGGTATCAAGCATTGGGTTGCCAGCCTTGTCCAATGCAGGCTGAGCAAAAATTTTCGATGCCTGCTCCATTCGGAAGGCAAAACCAGCCGCCTTGCTTTGGTCTTCTGTTGGCTTTGCGCCAGCACCCTCAAATGGAGTGCCAGCCGCTGTCATTACAGGGATGGTCGTACCACCCGGGGCAGATGGCACGTACATCATGCCATCTGGCCCTTCCTTGATTTGATAACCGCCACGCGCAAACTCTTGCTGGCGCAAGTTCAATCCGCCCTGAGCCACACCAAGCTGGCCACGCGACACAGCCAAGTTGCCCAAAGCCACCTGGTTGGATGCAACTTCACCAGGCGTCATGGTCTGCTGGAATGTCTCACCACCGCGCAGTGCTGACTTGTTAACGGCCACAGTCTGGCCGCCAAGGTTCTGCAACACCACTTCACGCTTAGGTCCGTAGCCAGCCATGGTTTGCAGCTTGCCGTCTTTAAACTGCTGCACAAGAATTGGTTTGCCTGTCGCGTCTGTTACTTCAAAAGGTTGGCCCACCACTTCAACACGGGGGTTCAACTTCTCAGCCATGTTCTGATACTTTTCGGCATCAGCAATGCGGCCAGATGCCGCCAAGATGTCGGCTGCGCTTTGGTATTGGTTGGCCTTGATCTGGTTGGGCGTCATCTCTGGCATGGCGTTAGCCATTTGAGCACGTTCAACTGTTGGGCCAACTTGACCGCCCGGAGCGGCCAAAGCCTGCTGCGCTGGGGTAAGCACTTTGGGTGTAGAAGTCAATGCCCCAGCCACTTGCGTCTGCACTGTTCGTGCAGCCTGCGCCTCTTTCAACTTCTCACCCAGCAGCAACTCTTGCAGCGATCCGGCCTGCGCCTGCTGATAGCCCTGCTGCCCAGCCTGCAAAGCGGCGCCAAGGGCTTGGCCAAGGTTGACGGGGGCGCGGCTGCGGCCACCAGCTTGCAGCAATGCAGCAGCAGCAGACAGGTTGGCGTTGCGGCTCATCAGTTTGCGCTGGTCAGCACTCAATAGGGCATTGATGCCAGTGGTGGTGTCGCCACCAAAAAGCGCACCGAGATTGAAATCAAATTCAGCCATGTGTTACTCCTTAACGCAGCAGGCCAAGCAGCCCGCCACCAATAGCTCCAACGGCTGTGCCAACACCTGGAATGACGCTGCCCAACTGAGCGCCAGCCAAAGCACCACCTAATGCGCCAGCAGCCGGGTTGCTGTAGGTGGGTGTGGACACAGTGCCGCCCAAGTTTGCGGGGGTTGCACCCAAGCTGGACTGAACAATGCCAAGGCGCTGCAAACCGATGTTTCGGATGGCATCCATCTGCTGCTGGTCGGCTGCTTGACGCGCACCACCTGCACTCATGACAGCTTGCGCACCACCAAGGCGCAGTGCCTGCTGCTGTGCAGCCAAGCTGCCAAGCTGCTGCGCACCGCCAAGACGCAACTGAGCACCCGACAAGCCAGCAGCTTGGTTAGCCGCGTCTGCTTGCTGTTGGCGTGCCAAGTCAGCAGCCTGCAACTGCACCGCATTGTTGAATGCGTTTTCGTTGAGTTGCGTGCCAAGTGTTCCGGCCTGCTTGGCAAAGCCCAAGTTGGTGATGCCCTCGGCCACACCTTGGCGCGATCCACCAAAAGCCTTGGCTTGCATGGCACGTTCACCAGTTTGCTGGATGGCCGCTTGGCGTGAAGACTCCAAGTCAGCCAATGCGTTAGCACGCACTTGGCTGGTGTAGGGGTTCATGTAGCTGGCAATGTTGCCTGGGCCTGTCATGCCAAGGTTGGCTTGTCCAGCAGTCTGCATGGCTGGCTGGTACACACCGCCATATGCAGCCATCTGCGCGGCCAAGTCAGTGCCTGTGATGCCTGGGCCAGCCAAAGCTGTGTTAACTAATGCTTCCTCGCCTGCTTGGTACATCGGGTTGAACCCGGCAAATTGCTGGGTAGGCAATGCACTGGCCACGCCCTGTGCATTTTGGAAGTTGGCTAAAAATGCCTGTTTGATGTCTGGATCAACCGCGTTGGTTGTCACATCTGGTGCGCCGCCTTTTGACATTTTGTACCCCTTAATCCAAAAGTGATTTGATTTTCTTGGCTGGAATCTTGCCTGAGTTGATCATGTCCAGCAAGCCTTTGCCGTATTTATTAACGGATGATTTTTTGATGACGTATTCGCCGACTTGGGCATTGATCTGGCCATCGTCTGGGCCTGCCGGGTTTGCGCCAGCAACACGGTCAATCAAGCCGCCGTTGTACCAGCCTGCATCAGCGCCGCCTTCTCCGCTGTTACTCATGCCGCCGCCTACGCCTGTGGTCCCGCCACTTGCCCCACTTGCCCCACTTCCACCACCAGCATCGCCACCGCCACTTACATCTACCACACCGCCTGAAGTGTTTTGCGCAGCCAATTCGCTGGCACGCTGCCTCACAAAATCCGAAAGCAAATTCGGGTTGTAAATGTTGGGGTCATAGCCACCCATTGCCAAGCCGCTTCGGGCTGTAGCGTAAGGGTTTCCAACAGGAGCCATCTGCCCCATGATTTGGCTGTAAGGCGATCCAGTCCCACCAACAGCGCCAGGGTTGTACTGCGCACCAATTGGAATTGATGTGTAGTTTTGGAAATTTTGCTGAAAGCCTTGAGTGGCGTTTGAAAATGGCAGCAAATTGCTGACGCGATTTTGCACTTGGTCGGCTGGCACGCCAGTAATATTAGAAACTTGGCCTGGGCTAATTCCCAATCGGTTCATCTCAGCCAAGATTTGCGCGTCTGTCAAGCCAGGAGTTTGCAGAAATCTTTGGAAATCTGTTTGGTTGGTTGTGGTGTTGACTACGTTGGGTGTTCTAACTGTAAACCGATTTGTAACCTGGTCCAGTGGGACACCCGTCATGGCAGCAACTTGTGTTGGGCTGACATTTAGCCGCGACATTTCAGCAGCAATTTGCGCGTCTGTCAGGCCAGGCGTTTGCAGAAAGTTGTAAAGCTGAGTTTCACCTGCCGTGCCAAATGTTGGGCGTGTCACTACTGGAGGCGTAGTCACTGCTGGAGGTGTAGTCACTGCTGGAGGTGTAGTCACTGCTGGAGGTGCAGTCACTACTGGAGGCGTAGTCACTGCTGGAGGCGTAGTTACCGCTGGAGGAAGAATTCCTGTGGGCGTGGTAAACCGACTTACAACTTCATTAAGTGGTACACCCGTCATAGCAGCCACTGCTTCTGGACCGACATTTAATCGCCGCATCTGAGCAGCAATTTGTGCATCTGTCAGGCCTGGGGTTTGAAGAAACTCGTACAACCGTGTTTGGCCTACTGTGCTAAATGTTCGGCCGCTTACTGGAGGTGCAGTCACCACTGGAGGTGCAGTCACTACTGGAGGTGCAGTCACTGCTGGAGGTGCAGTCACTGCTGGAGGTGCTACAGCATCAAGAATTCCTGTGCGCGTAGTAAACCGGCTTATAACTTGGTCAAGTGGCACACCAGTCATAGCAGCCACTGCTTCTGGACCAACATTTAGTCGCCGCATCTGCGCAGCAATTTGTGCATCTGTCAGACCGGGTGTTTGAAGAAAATCGTACAACCGTGTTTGGCCTACTGTGCTGAATGTCGGACGGCTTACTGGAGGTGCAGTCACTGCTGGAGGTGCAGTCACTGCTGGAGGTGCAGTCACTGCTGGAGGTGCAGTCACTGCTGGAGGTGCAGTCACTGCTGGAGGTGCAGTCACTGCTGGAGGTGCAGTCACTGCTGGAGGTGCAGTCACCGCTGAAGGTGCAGTCACCGCTGGAGGTTGAACCGCCACAGGGGCAGCGGCAGTAATTCGAGCTGCGACTTGATCAACTGGAACACCAGTGACGTTTGACACTTGCTGTGGTGTTGCACCAATGCTGTTGATGGCTTGGACAATTTGCGCATCCGTCATGCCAGGAGTTTGCAATGCCTGCAATACTTGCGCCTCAACAACAGCACCAAGGCGCTGCTGCACTTGCGCCACAGGAACACCAGTGACGTTTGACACTTGCTGCGCTGTTGCACCAATGCGGTTTAACTCGGAGGCAATCTGCTGATCGCTCAAGCCGGGTGTTTGCAAAAATGCCAAGATTTGCTGTTCTGTTGCCATCATCTATCTCCTAAAGTTCCTTTGCCAGCACAGTCCATTGTGGGCTGTACCCTTCATCTTTCAAAAATGTCTTGGCCCAGCCCCTTCGGCCTGCCAATGACACCCTGGTGCAACCAATCGACTTGCCCCAGGATTCGATCATCGGTCGCATCCTTGAGAGTTCATCGAGGTCGCCACCAGCCAAGAAGTAATGCAAATTCTTGAGCCTAGGGTAGACAATGATCTCAGTCAGCACAATCGACTCGGTTGCAGGCCATGCCTGCAATTTGTTCTGTTTTACCATTTCAAGGACATCCTCAAAATGGTGTGTGCCACCAGAGTATTCTAATGCCGCCTCCACATGGTGGCGCAATCTTTCCAAATGATCAATGTCGCTCATCGCTTGCCAGAGGCAACAGCATCAAGCCGCATCACACCAATTCGCCAGTCTGCCAAAGTGTCGCCTGTGACCTTCATGTTGACCTGTCGGCCAGAAAAACGAACAGAGGTGGGATTGGCTGCCGAATATGGACCGTATGAGGTTTGTGCGCCTGTTGGGTACATTCTGGCTTTGAAGGAAACCACCGCCTCGCCCAGCGTCTGCTCATCAGGAATAACCTCACGCACGCTCATTACGTTGTCGCCGTTGCCGATCTGCACAGGCCCAGACTCAGCAAACACCGATGCGCCGTCATACGCAAAGCCCACTTCGTGTTCGTAGATGTAACCATCACTTGACACCATCAACGGGTTTGTAAACACACCTGAATCAACACCAGCAGTTCGTGCCAGCGTGCCAATGTTCCAGTGGTTTTCTCTGTAATTAAAAGTGACATAGCTGTCATTTTCATTGCTGGCGCTGCTGGGGTAATACCACCAGATTTCGCCAAACTTACTGACATGGACTGAATAAACTTTGCTGGACTGAGACAAGTTGATGTTGGAAAACACATAGTCAGACACATCGCTTGGCAGTGGCTTGACGTAACCGTCATAAATCCAAAAGCCTGACTTACTCATCCAAATGGCAGCAGTGTCAATTGCAGCCACTGATTGGGCTGAAATCAAGCCGCAGCCTGATCCAGCCTTTTCAAAGCCATAAACAAATGGTGCGCCAACGTATTGCGCTGTGTGGACATCCACATCTGTAAACAGCAGATTGACACCCTTGACCCGCTTGCCTGCAAGCAGCGATCCTGGTGTGGCCAGGTCATAGTCACCAGCCAAGTTGTCTGTTCCTGGCGTCCAGTTGGTGTTGTCCTCTTGGTCGCACCACTGCACCTTGCGAGGGTTGCCCCCAGCGCCAAGCGCAAAAAGAATGCGCTCTTGCGTGACCAGCAAGGCTTCGTTGTTCACTGGAGCATTGGCAATGGCTGCCGCCAGTGTTGGCGTAGTAAAGCCAAGCTGCCATTCGTACAGCTTGCCATCAGCACTGGAACAACCAACTAAATACTCGCCCCAAGTATCCAAGGACCATGTGGTTGCTGGGGCGCTGGCTCCCCTGTCTGCTCTTGGTGTGCCATAGGCCAAAGAACCATAAGTGCTATAGCCGTAGCCAGTTGTTGACAAAGCACTGGCCTCACCAGTGGTAAATCCAGTGGGCGTGATGTCTTTTAATGTGTTTTCGTCATCCATTGCATACAGCTTGGAATTCGTCCCAGCAGCCGTCCAACGATTGGCGCTGTTGTCGCGCCAAGTGATGATGCCTCGGCATGACCCGGCCATCTGGCTTTCAGACCGCTTGCGCCATCCGTTGATGGGCCGCAGCGTGTTCTCATACCATCGAACCAAGTTGGCGTCGTACCAACGGCCAGCGGCTTGATACTCTGTGCCATTTCGGTAAATGCCTGGAGGCAGTTTGATTGGAATGTACATAGCTGTTAACTCGGTAGGTTTGACACGAATGTCATTGTCGCAATTAGTGATGCCGTTGAGGGGTAGTTTCCTGATGCTGGGTAAGCCTGAATGCTGACAGTGGTGCTGTCAGTCTCCCACCAGAGTTCAACATAGTCACTTGCATTCAAACTTAAAAAATAATTCCAGCCAACAATGGAGTGACCATTAACTGCGCCATGTTTGCTGGGAACTGCAATATAACCAGTCGATCCAGTCACAACCGTGCCATTGATTTTCAGCCAAATCCTTGCGTCATGGTCTTGGGAATCAGTGTTTTCAAACTGACCTGACCACTGCAAATTCCAAATTCCAGCATCTGCCACAGTGATGCGTGAACTGCTGGCCACACTGACTCCGTTGGCGTAATCCACAGTGCCAAGTGCCATGGCGTATGCAGTGTTAATGGCCGCAGCCGTCTGGTCCACAGTGCTTTGAAACGCGCCGTAAGGAATGTTTAAAAACTTTCCACCCCTTGGCCCAAACAGCGAACCCAGCACATTTGTAACCTTGCGTAAATACAAATTGATCGCGCTGTAGTTTTCATTGAAATGACGGCGCTCATACCCCTCTGGCGCAAAGCCAAGGCTGGGAATGGATGGTGCTTCAAGCTGCTGTTTTACGTTGGCCATGGGGTGATTATTCCAGCTTATGCCATCTCAGAACCTGTCTTTGTGACATCTGCCACCCTGCGGCCCCAACCTTTGCCAAATGTGTCCCATGTTGGTAGGTCCATCAGAAACGACAGCCTGCGCTTGGAGTAGTCATCCACCAAGGCCTTGGGGTCAAACCCAGCCACCGCGGCCAACGTTTTGGGGCCGATGCCACCATCAGGCTCGACGCCAACACAGGCTTGCAGCCACTTTGCAGCCCGGCCTGGGCCACTGTTGATGGCGGCATCAAACACAACGTAGTCAACACCAGCAGGCAACTCGTCACCTTTGATCTTGTCCCAATACTTGCGCTTGTAAAGTGGAGCAACATCGGTAGGGGTCAATGCCCTCATAACTTTTTCATCTACTGGATGACCACAATGCTCTTCCCAAACTGCTTTGGTGCAGCCAAGGTTAGTCATGCCACCAGGGTCTTGCGGGTGATTTACAAAACCCCCCTCATGCTTCAAAACGTGTTGTAGTGCCTCAGCAAAGTTTTCTCTCATGTCATCCAGCCTTTTTAGAAAGTAAATCAGTTTTAGCCTGGGATCCAGCAGACGATCCAAAATAATAAGCAATGATGCCCGTCCAAGCAGTGCCAAGTGAGCCAAGCATCATCAAGATGGCAGGGTTGTTGCTGTCGATCTGATTGAAAAACATCATGACCATGATGCCAAAGAACCCGACGGTTACAGATCCAGCAAGCAGGGGCGGCATCATGGACCGGGTTGCGGCCTGCATATCCCTAGCCGACTTGCGATCCTCAACCTCCAACCTCTCAAAGTTTAGGCCAAGCTCTTGCGCCTGCTTTTGAAGTTCAATCTCGGCAATCTTGACCTGGGCAATTTGCTCTGCTGACAGCTTGTTGTTGCTAATCATGTCGCCAACTTTGTCGGGGTCAACACCGATGGCTTTGGAGATGGCAGACACAGCCATGCCCGCCAATGGACCGCCCATTGCCGTGGCAATAGTCGGTGCAATTTGTTTAAGCCAATCCATATCAATTTCCCCTTTTGGTTAGCATGGCTGAAGCAATCTCCAGCATGAATTTCACTTGTTCCAAATTCTGTGGTGGCTCTGCCCATCCAACAGTGATCTGTCCAACAAAACGATGCGAGTCTGGAGGAACACTTACTCGGCAAGTAAACGTCACGCCCCTGTCCAAGTACCACAAGCCAACTTCTGACTGTGCGTAGCGATACTCAGAACAAGGAATCTCGTTGGTCATCAGCTTGATGATGTCAGCATTGTTCGCGGCGTTCTGACTGAATAGGCCAACGTCAATGTCTTCAATGCTTTTATCTCTACCGTCTTTGGTGTACGCTTTGTATAGCACCCTGCTGCCAAACAAAGGATTGACTTTGAACACAGCCACTACGGTTGCGCCTGTCTTCTTAAACAACATGGCAGATGCTTCGTCTGCTCTTGCTGTGTTTATCTCGGGCAGCTTCTTGGATTCCTTGTACGCATCGCGCATGAAGTCCTGATTTTGCCAAATGAAGTAACCAGCAAAGGCCACCAAGCCCATCAACAGGACCGCAAACAACTTAAAGGGGCTGTCCACATAAG